GCGCAGATGCATTGCGATGTGCATTCTTATAAGATGATATCAGAGTCAGTCCTGATGTTGTGCAACGCACACAGGATGCTTGATGGGGATTCATATGCTGATGAAGTCGGCATGTTTCCTCTTGGCTATCAGAACCACCCATGCTCAAAATGGGTCATGCAATCAGCTGCAAATTATAACTGGTTGCTAGTTATGGTAACAGAGCTAGCAAAAGAATACTATCAGCGGTATGGCTCAAGGAAAAAAGAACCTGTTCAACATAGCCATGCAGCATTGATACCTGCTCTCAACAAGCTGCCTGATAATGTGAAGCTGAAAGCATTCACACAACCGCACCTCGGCATGCCTGATGAGTACAAGGTCAATGATCCTGTTCAATCATACCGCAACTACTACTTGGGTGAAAAGCTCGGCCACATTCAAAACGGAACATACAAATATACGGAGGCACCATCATGGGCAAGCGTATAATTATCTGCGATCTTGATGGCACGATATCTGATTATGGGCATCGTTTGAAGCTCTTCAAGTTACGAGACTATGAAGCCTTTAATGCCGCAGGCATAAACGACAAGCCAATTCAAAATATTTGTAATATCCTGCGAGGTCTTCATGATGAAGAGACTCATGTAATAATTATGACTGCAAGAGATGAGTCCCACATGGCTCAAACTGAAAAGTGGTTGAATCTGAATGAAGTCCCTTTTGATGAATTGATCATGCGTGATACAGGTGATCAGTCGAGTGATGATGTTTGCAAACTCAAACTCATGGAAAAGCACATCCCGAACTATGAAGACATTTGGTTCGTGCTTGAGGATAGGCAGTCAGTCGTTGATATGTGGCGTGGTGAGGGATTGACTTGTCTTCAAGTTGCCCCAGGAGACTTTTAGATGAACATAAGAATCATAGGGAATGACATTGAAATTGATGGTGAGAAGGTTGCCCGTATATTTGATATTAGGGCAACTCTTAGGGATTGCCTCGAAGATGCTGTAGACAGAGCTGAACGCTATGAGCGTATGGTTGATGATCAAGTCAGCAAATCAGAAGACGCATATGAAAAAGGTTTTGAACAAGGCAGAGAGCTTGGGCTTGAAGAAGGTCGCCAAGAAGGATATGAGAAACGAGAAGCTGAAGAACAGAATACCAACTGATTGCATTGCTGAGGCTCTTGAAACATTCAGAGAGCGTAACCAATCATATGGTGACAATTATCTTCAGCATGGTGAAGTTATGACTGTATTATTCCCTGATGGCATTGAGCTGAAGACTGTTGAAGATTGGAACAGGTTTGGGATTATTAATATGATCGTCGCAAAGATGACTCGTTACGCTCAAAACTGGCCTGACGTAAACAAAGGCACCATTGACTCGCTGCACGACTTAGGAGTTTACTCATTCATGCTTGAGTCAATTGATTCATTTAAGTGGGGATCAGAAGATGACAGCAAGTGAAGAAGCAAAAAAAGTTCTTGATACTATGATGAAGGAAATGCCTATTAAATTTGAGCTATTGTTGGGTGACGATGTCAGAGAGACTATGCAAAAATGCTACGAGCTTGGATTCAAGCATGGCTTTGAACACGAGGATGAAAAACATGATAGTATTTGACCTAGAGACCACAGGCTTGCCTAAAGCAGAAGGTTCTGACCTAGACATTCAACCTCGCATCATTGAGTTCGGTGCAATCAAGTTGGATGGCTCTTTGAAAGAGATTGAGAGGCTTGAGTTCTTCTGCAATCCTGGGCATCAGCTTGACCCGAAGATAACCAAGATCACAGGCATAACAGACGACATGTTAAAAGGCGAAAAGCCATTCATTGCTTATTATAAAAATCTTTGCGAGTTCTTTTTAGGAGAAACTTCTATTGCTGCTCACAACTTGGCTTTTGACAGAAAGATATTAAAGTTTGAGCTTGAGAGGCTTGACAAGCTGACAAAGTTCCCATGGCCATATGATCATGTCTGCACAGTTGAGGTTGGAGAGTCTGTTTGGGGCAAAAAGAAAAAGCTCGGGGATATCCATGAAGAGCTTTTCGGGACTAAGATTGATGGAGCGCACAGATCAATCAATGATGTTGAAGCAACTGTGCGCATAATTGAGTGGTATGAAAAGGAGGGGCATCTATGATGGAAAGTATATTGTTAGGTATTTTCTTTGCGCTTGTGAAAGTAGCACTTTCATGACCGCTGTTGAGATACAACAGTTCGTTGAGAAGTTGATCCGTAGGTGGGAAGAAACGCACACAATCGCTCCTACGGATCACATATCAAAATTTCTTATATCAAACGACATTCTTAAATTAGTTAAAAAGGTGAAAGATGCTCAACATAAGAGTCAGAACTGAATACTGCTTCCGCAAGGCATACGGACCACTTCAAAAAGTCATAGACTCAATTGATGGGTCAGCCATCGGGATCTGCGACACTGGCACTTGGGGTCATGTGAATTTTGAACATGCCTGCAAAAAAGTTGACAAAAAGCCTTTGCTTGGGGTTGAGATACCTATAGTTGAAGATGCAACAGAGCGATCAAAGCAACCAGCCAATGACATGGCATTCATAGCTAAGAACAATGATGGCCTCACAGAGATATATCACCTCGTCACAAAAAGCACAGACAAAGAACATTTTTATTATCATCCTCGTTTAAGTTATGAAGATTTATTTGATGTCAGTGAAAATGTAATAATACTCAGCGGGACAAACCCAGATTGGGGATTGTTGCCTTTGACCAAAAAAGACAATCTTTATATTGAGTTGAATCCAATGAGCACTCGTAAGGCTTTGGAGTTTGCGGACAAAAAAGGATTCAATGTTGTAGCGACTTCAGATAATTTTTACCCAACAGTGCAAGACAAAAAGGCATACGAGGTTTTGGTGGGTCGTAACCGAACAGACCGAACAAAGCCAATGCATGTCATGAATGAATGGGAGTGGAGAGACGCAGTGCCGTGGGCACCAGAGTCAGCCATAGAAAACACCTACAAGATTGCAGAGATGTGTAACGCAGAGTTGCCAACAGCACAAATGGTTTCATTTGATCCAGAAAAGACTTTGCGCAAAATGTGCGAGGAAGGTGCACCACCCCGCAACATTGACCTAAATGACCCAGCTTATAAAGCTCGTCTTGACCGAGAGTTGAAGTTGATATCTGACAAAGAGTTTGAAGATTACTTTTATGTCATCGCTGACATGATCAACTACGCCAAGAAACATATGCTCGTTGGGCCAGCACGAGGATCATCTTCTGGTTCACTGGTTTGCTACCTCACTGGCATAACTGACATTGACCCGATTGAGCATGACTTACTGTTTGAGAGATTCATTGACATCACTCGTGAGGACTTGCCCGACATTGATATTGACTTTCAGGATGATCGCAGAGAGATGGTGTTTGAGTATCTGAGGGAAAAGTATGGAGCGGAAAAGGTTGCACACCTAGGAACAGTGTCACGCTACAAAGCTAAAAGCACAATCGCAGAAGTAGCCAAAGAGCTCGGCATACCAGCGTGGGAAGTAAACGATCTCAAAGGTGCAATCATTGAACGTAGCTCTGGCGACTCCCGTGCAGCATTCTGTATCCTTGATACTTTCAACGAGCTTGATGTGGGTCGAGAAGTGATGCAAAAATATCCGCAGATGAAAGTTGCCGCAGACATGGAGAACCATGCACGTCACAATGGTGTTCATGCCGCAGGAATCATAGTGACAGAAAAACCAGTCAGTGAGTATTGCTCTGTTTCAGGTCAGACAGGTGCAGCCCAGATAGACAAAAAGGATGCTGAGGATCTCAATCTACTGAAGATTGATGCACTGGGGCTGAGGACTCTTTCAGTTTTGCAAGATGTTCTTGATCAAGTCGGTTGGACTCGTGATCAGCTAATCAACTATCCTCTTGAAGATGAAGAGGCATTCAAAATATTAAACGACGAGAAGTATGCAGGAATATTCCAGTTTGAAGGCTATGCACTGCAGTCAGTGACTAGGCAGATGAAAGTTCACAAGTTTGAGGACATTGCAGCCATCACTGCTTTGGCTCGTCCTGGACCACTCAACTCAGGTGGCACAACCCAGTTTATAAAACGCCACACAGGTGCATCGCCTGTTGAGTATCTTCACCCACTGACTGAGACAATAACAAAGGT